GGAAAGTCTACCATCTGGCCTATTATTGTCGCCAAAGCGTTAGGTTTGGATAAAGAACCTGACTACTTAGCTGCCGTAAAGGAAACTACATACACGTGGTCTACTCGTTCTGAGTATACCACCGGTATGTCTGGAAAACGTGTAATTCTATTCGATGATCTCGGACAAGATAAAACTAAATGCGATGAAGCTCTAAACATCATTGCTCTCGTTACTGCCGCTGCATATAGCATCAACTCCGCTAACATCACTGGAGTTGAAATCAAAGGAATGTTTGCCGTTCCCGAGATAATTGTTATGTGTACTAACGACACAGAGAGTTATGGAGCCGGGCTTCTTTATAGTAAAGAAGCAATTCGTCGCCGTATTGACCTAGGATTAGAATTAGAAAAAATGGTAAACCTCGATGATCTCGAAGAACAGATTTATTTAGTAAAACATACTAACCAGTATGAAGTTAAGTCTGGAGCATATTCACTACGTCAAGTATCTGAAATGTTCACACTCATCGATGCCGCTAAGAAATCATCTTTTAAAACACTCAAAGTCAAAGTCAACACCGCAACCTCGAACATCTTTAAATTTGACAAACCTGTTAATTTTGACCCACGACCCGGAACAGGTGACGGTACAAAAGCCGCCACTTCTTTTCCCGCCATTCTTGGTGATATCAAGAGTGACTACGAAAAATTCCGAACTTTAACCGGAAGTCAAAAAGAAAGAATCGCCGCCTTAACCGAACAAAAAACTAAAATTGTAACTTCAAAACTAAATTTTAGTTTTAACGACGCCTACGAACATCTAATGAACATATTCCGCCTTTCATTCTCAACCGCAATCACATGGGCAACTCCTGTCTGTGTTATTGTAGCTTGGGCAGAATTTGCAAAAGATCTAACTGCAGCCGATTTAGCTATGTCAAGCGCCACTAAGATACTTAAATCAGCCATAAAAGCTGCTTTAATTACTGTTGGTGCATGTGGACTACTGTATATAATCACCCAGTTTTTCTCTCACGAGGAATCTGGTACCACTAAAACAGCTAAAGCTGCACAAAAAGCACTGAACAACGTGCCTTCTGCCCCGCAATCAAGTGATATTTTTATTAATATCCTTAAAAAAGCAACCGGAACTATTCGCTGCGGACAGAGGACAGTTAACTGCCTATTTATAGGTGGTCACTACATCCTTACTGTCAAACATATGTTTCAGAGTTTCGACTCTTTGAGATATGTTCCTGAACGCAGTGAATTCGAAATCACAAAATCAACATGGAACCGTACTCTCAAAACCTTCGAGTTTGATAGTCGTAGACTAATCGAATTCAAAGACGGTTACAATGTTGTTAATGGAAAAACCATTCGAGACGATATAATTCTTTATGAATTAGATCCTAAACAATTCAATGCCGAAACAAAAATTTGGCACCATTTTTGGAATGCCGAATATGATCTCACTAACTTTTTAGTTACGCGAGTCGACTATGAATCCTCCCTGTTTTACCGACATGATCAAGATCAATTTGCAACACACACTGGAATCGTAACAGATGACCAGGTGCTAACAATGCGTGTGAAAAATGCTGATGTTTTTTATCATCAAGCAGCTGTAGCTAACTACACTCCACGCGATGCTTCGTGTGGTACTGGCGTTTTTGCCAACCACACTCAAGAACATCCTTTTCTCGGCATTCACATCGCCGCTTCTCAAAAGGATTCTTTATTCCATTTTGTAACACGAAATGGAATCGAAGAAGCAATTAAGACACGAACGCAAATTTATGTCGCACAGGAAGGAATCACTGACGGAACGCAAAAACTTCTGCCTGAACCTTCAATACTCGAATATGTTGGTGACGTAATCCCCGCATACCAGAATACTAAGACCGAATTAACACCTTCAACGATTTCTGGGATGTTTGGAGAAGTCCTAACAGAACCTTCACCACTCTCACCTGCTGATCCTCGCCTTCAACAGCGAAAAGATGCAGAGTTCGTCCGCTCCCATTTCTATCAAATTTTATTTGAGGGATATCAACAAAACCCCAAATTTTATGAGAGAGAATTGGTTGAAGCCGCCGAATACTTAAAACAACGAAACCGCAGTATTAAATCAAAATCCATAGTGAAGAACCGATTGCTGACCTTCCATGAGACTATCAATGGCATCGAACACCTGCCAGGAAATACTCGAATTGAAATGACAACATCAGCTGGATATCCTTATACTGCGCATAACCTAAAACGCAAGGATTTATTCACTATAGAAGGAGAGACAATTATCCCTGGAGCGCGGATTACTAGAGACTTTGAAAATAGTCTAGAATCACTACGCTCGGGAATTGTCCCTTTCCTTCCGTTTACCTTAACGATAAAAGATGAAAG